CAAGAGTTTATAACCAAGAATTCATACAAATGGTGAACAATGCTATGAATGATAGAGGTAGCGAGATGAGACCAGGAATGAATTACTCTGAGGAATATATTAGAACAGGATTAGAATTGAAAAATGAATTAAAACCTGTGATAAAAGCCAAGACTGTTAGAGGAACTTTTTACGCCCTTTTTGGAAGACATTTTGGATCAAGATTGCAACCCCATCCACAAGAATTACAGCATTGGTATAGACAATTTCTAAGAAAATGGAGAAGTGATCTTTTAAAGAAAATGATGCAAGCTATTGATAGCTATGAATCAGATATTTGGAAATATTTAGAAAAAGTCGAGCCAGAAAAAAGAGAACGCTATAAGAAAGCAGTTCAAGAAACATTAGATGGAAAGAAAATGAATTATATGCTAGAAGTAATGATGAAACCACATGAAATAAATTATAAGCCAGAGGAGGATGTCAAACCTAGATGTATATTCAATCCAAGTTTCGAAGTAAAGGCCTGGGGAGGAATGGTCAACCAATTATTACTTTATCTTTTGAAGGAAGCAAGTAAAGTTGAGACTACTCAAGGGAATTATTACAAGTTTCCATTAGGAATGAATGTAGGGGAATTGAGTGTAAATGAAGGTATTGTAGGGAAGCTCTACCCCGGAGGAACAAACGTAAGCTGGGATGCTTCAGGACATGATAATCATCAAGATTCTGAACTAATAAAACATGTGGACAATTGGATAATATGGAGACTATGGCCTAAGATAGTTGAGAGATTAAATATACCAAATCATCTAGCAGGACAGATATACCATTCTATAACTAGTTTAATACTACCATTTAAATGTTTCTATCCTAAAACAAGGAAAATTATGGCTTTAGGGAAAATATATGGTACTACATTTACGGGACATCCAACAAGGACCACTTTTGGAAACTCAATTAGAACACTTTGTTATACAGAATATATTTTGAAGAAGAGTGGACAAGAAGGTGCAATACCAAGAATACTAGGGGATGATGTTACCGTAAGATTCAAAGAGTTAAACAGAGAATCCTTCAAGGAAACATTTTATACTGTATTTAATAAAGAAGACTTTGGACTCCATGGTTTAGGTCAAAAAGCTAAATTCTTAAGTTTTGACGAACATAAGATAGACTTTTTATCTAAAGTTGGTTATGTGGACGGAAAGTTTGATAATGTACCCTTAACAAGACAATTTGATAGAACTATTAGGGGGGGAAATGCCATATATGGACCGCAATTGAAGAATATAACTATATCAGAACATGCAGAAGCCATATCCTTCATGAATAAAGAAGGTAAAACGAAAAATAAATTGTTGTGTGCACACTACCAATTAAGGAAAAAGAAAGGCTTGACAAGGAAAATACCAAAAAGAATATTTCTCTTTTCAGAATACAGCATGATTAACCATGTTAATCATGCAAAATATGAAGAAGAACAAGAATATCAATTTGACGAATTAGAACGACCAACAACATTAACATATCAGAAACTGAGAGATTTGGAAAATCATGGTTGTTCTATAGTACAAGAATTCTAAATAATAAGGCAATCTTAGCTTAGTTTTAAAAAATAAAAATAAAAATAAAATATTTTCTAAGTGATACTTGACTAAAATCTATTATAAGGTAACGCCACTTATTTATGCTAGCATGATAAGTGGCAAAATAACCAAGTACATGTTTGGATACTTAAACTCAAAGCAACACTCCCAAGAATGGACACAAACAATAAAAGGAATATTAGAAACAAAAGGTAAACCAGGGAAAATTAAGGATGGAATGAAGATGCTTAATGAAGAGGGAGATGAGGTGATAATCAAGACACTAGGAGAGGATGGGTTTGGATTGTATGATCCAATAGAAAAAGAGTTCTACAAACCAACATTCTTTCCGTTATTGATTGCCATAACGACTTTTAATGGCTATACATTAAAGAATCTTAGATTCGACTGGGTATACTTATATGCTCAGAAAATTTTAATGATATGGGCAGAAGATAAAGAACTAAGCATTCTCGGTTTAATATATGACCCATATTTCGATATTGAAGCTAAATTAAAACAATTAAAAATTGGGGATATCATAGCCATAGATTATTCACCCTTTGAGGAAAGCAAAATGGTCTAACCTTATAGTAGGATTAGGTTAGTCCCAAATAATGAATTTTATTGATAGAGGACAATTAACCCCGGAAGAGCAAGCAGAAGCTGATGCTCTTATGCCACAAAATTTACCTAACAGATCTTTAGTAGGAAACTTATCAGTTGATAGAACTACAAGTAAACCAGGCGGTTATTATGGAAAGATGTTATTGGAAGCAAGGAAGTCTGACTTAAAGAATCACTCAAGTCTGGCCTGGTTAAAAACGGTACCAAATTCGAGATATATGTGGATGCATCAATTAATTCAAGCTTTTGAAACCAATAAAAAATTTGGACCTTTAGAAGTTGGTTACGCCAATTCTTTTTGGATGGAACCTATACAGAAAGAAGCTATGATAAATTGGATGAAAGAAGGAATGAAATATGATACCAACTTAAAAACTTGGACTGTAAGGCCTTTACCTGGAAAATCAAAAATTGTACCCGTTAATAATAAGGGAGAGTTGAGATGGACTCTCGCCAATCCGGGTATCTTAAACTTAAACTTACCAACTGATATTTTACAACTTTTAAGATCAATGCCAGATACAGCTTACGTTGCACTAAATAACGCGATTCATAATTTAGTACTAGATTATCCCAAACAGGGAGTGGCAGCAAATACACTACAAGGAGTAGCAGCTGAGAAACCAGATCTCAAAAATATACAAGAAGCATTATCTCAAATATTCAATGATGAAATGGAAGACGATTATGATGTCTCCTTTATTGATCCAGCATTATTTGAAACACTCAAGATTTTAAGAAGAGAGATAAATAATAATACCTTGACTCTACCTAAATTGGGTGTTTTAGCCAAAAAACTTTATAAATTTCATATGGAGACACACAATATGTATCTCATGTCAATGTTAGATCCTTGGAATAGTCTTGATGGCAAGATACCTAATGAAGTACCAATACCAACATCATCATTTAAAATAAGATCCACCTTAAACTTAACTACAAATGCCTTAGGATGTGTAGCTTGGGCTTGGCAACCATTCTTCTTAGGAAATGTAGGAGCAGGAGCAGTTGGAGTTAATAATAATGCTACATTGAATGGTGGAGCAGCTAATAATAACTTCGTTATATCAGATATGGGCCAAGGAATGCCAGCAGCATTATATCAGACGTACAGATCTGTGTCAGCAGCTATGAGAGTTTCAATAGTTTCATCAGTTAATAATAGTTCTGGGTTTGTTACACTCGGACAAGATTATTTATCTAACCAAATATTTGGTGGAGTGGGCAATTTATCAGTTAATTGTGCGACCTATGGATTGTTCTCAAATGTTGAGAATCTTTATTATCATACTACAATGTCAGCAACACCAGGAGCACAAACTGAGATAAGATATTATCCTAAAGATGAGAGCTTTTACATATACCAAGCAATCGGAGGAGGAGTCGGACTAAACCTCGTAGGATATGCTTCTGGGCTTCCAGCCTCGAGTTCTGCGATAAAACTGGATTTTGTGTTAAATATAGAAGGATTAATAAATCCA